CGTAATTATAAATATCTTTATACGTTGTGTATTTTTTCAAACTCTTGCTTTCAGGTATAACCAAAAGTTCAATACTTGGTTTGGACAATATCATGTTCTCAACTCCATAACTCGTATCGGCTTTAATTAAAACCTCTCCAATTAAACCTTCTAATAACAAGCTATTTTCAATTTTTTGGCTCAAAGTAGCTGTCAATCCAATTCTAATTGGGGCCAGGCATGATTGACAGATTTTTTCATATTCACTATTGGGTTTGAATCCAATATGTGCTTCATCAACAACTAGAATTTGAAACCTATCAGAAAGTTCAACTAAATCAAAGTTTTTATAGGTCTGAGCAGTCGAAATCACAATTTTTTCACTAATTTCTTTACTGCCGTCACCAAGTTTGCAGCATCTGAATCCAAAACCAGTAAATACATCATATGCTTGATTTACTAAGTCGTTAGACCTGCATAAAAAAAGCACATAAGGATCGTTATAAGTGCTAATTAAAGCCGCAACTGTTTTGGTCTTGCCTATTCCAGTTGCAAAATTAATGACTCCCCGTTGCTGTTCATGAATTTTAGTTATTGCCTGATTTTGAATTTCTCTTATTTCAAAATCAGGCAAATTTACTTCATGATATGGCAATGGCTTTATATTGCCTGTAACAACAAATTCAATTCCTCTTTTCTGGCAATATTTTTCAATTCTTGGTAAAAAACCTGTATAGGTATATTTCTCCTTTCTCCCCCATACGAAATCTTTGATTATCTCCTTTCGTTGTTTTTTAAATTGCGTTTGAATCCAGATCTCAGAAGGGTAAGATAAGCATTTCTTGACAATATCATGGCCTTCTAAGATCTGAATTGTTGTAGGGTCTAAAATTTTAATACTAACTTTCATTTAAAATCCTGCCATAATAAACACCATCTGGTTTAGCTCCCATTTCACTTGTAGTAAAGGTTGTAAAAGGTAAATATATGCCCTTATCTTTTAAAATACAACAAAATTCGAAATCACATCTAGCCGGATAAAGTCTTTTATTGGGAACATAATCCTCATTTTTATGGATATTGTTTATAACCAACTCTTTATTGTAATCATAAACCACCGCATATATTTTACGATTCTTCAAATAAACATGATGAGTTATTCTTGCGCAATCGTATCCATATAACAGAGTTCTGTCTTGAAGATTATTTAAATTAAAAGCAGTGATTAAACTATCTTCTCGTTTTTGAATAAGGTGCCTGTATTCCATTTCATACATAACTTCACCTTTTAATTGTTTTCTTAACTAGTCTGAATCCCATTCTATCTGCCCATTCTCGCAAAATTCTTTCTTGTGATTCTATGGTATGGTGAGCAGAACCTCCAACATATGGAATTACACTTGCGCAATTACCACCTACAGCAATTAAAGACGTGTTGTCTGCATGATGACAGTCAACCACAGTTGCGGCATTACAACAATAACCAGAACTTATATCAATTCCTTTGTTTAATGTTGTGTTTAATTTTAAAATAGCATCACTAACTTTTTCACCGAACCTTTGATCTTTTCTGATTTCATTTAAACAATCATTCATAATGATAACTGTAGAATTATAACCCATAACTATCCTCAATGCATTCTGGACAAAATATGCCGACACTGTCGCCTATTTGAGTATCTTCCCACCCGCTGCTATTCAGATTTGCGGTGAGTTCCTCAATTGTTTCAGCCTCTTCATGATTATAGCCATTACACATAAAGCATTCAAAACGGTAGAATTTTACCGCACCCAGTTTAACATCTGTTTCAGTAATTCTCATAAACTAGCCTCCAAAAAATTCACGCCATTACAGTTATTGTCAGATTTTAGGAATAACGATTTTGACACATGCTTTTTCATCATTCCAGTTCTTAGCCTTAACGGACTTAACAAATTCTGCTAGGACCGAAATGTCATGATCTGTATTTGTAAGTTCGGGCATTCTGAGTTTAAGATAATTGATTTTCTTAACCACACTTTCATGGATCATAAAATCAGTATAGCCATTAACTCTAAAGACAATAAGCGGATTTTCTTTACTTAAATCGTTAGTCCATTCTTGCCTTGAAAATGCGCAAACGCTAGGCAGCACAAAATTAAATTCTCTCTTCTTATCCATGGCGTTCTCCTCTTGTTTTTCGTTTTCAACGACTTCAAATCTTGATTTATAACAACTTCCCTCTTCACCTTTATCATTAATAAAACGATAACTATTGCTATGATTTTCCCATACATTATAAATTTTGCCAAAAGTAAGGCTTGATTGAAAGTTTATGTTATTAATACATCTTACTTTTATAGTCTTTTCCTCTTCTTTTTCTTTGTTTTTAATGACCTGAAACCTTGCTTGACTAACAATAATTTTATTTCCGTTATTATCAGCCATTGAATAATACATTCCGTCATCACGCGCTTCATAAATTTTGCCTACAGTCAACTCTATTTCAAATTTTCTATTGTCAGTACATCTTACTTTCATAACTTTATCTCCTCTAGTGCACAAAGATAGAATTCAAAGACGGTTAGGTTTCCTTTTTCCTTTAACTCTGAAGAAGTCTTGTGTTTGACCGCACACCAACCGCCATTATTCACGTATTCATCAGCAACTTTATTTCTTGTCTCAATGTCAAGTTCTCCTTGCAACCCTACTACAATTCTATCTGGGAAAACTTTACTTCGCACCTTTGACAATTCGTTATCAATGATTTTGATAACGCCTGGCAATTGATTATCAATTAAATTATTCAATACCTGATCTTTCGTTACAGTCATAGTTTCTCCTTTTAATTAATTACTCTTGAAAAATTTTGATTTTCACTACTACAAAAAATAACATTGCTGTTTGCTTTCCGATAGTTTTTCCCCTTGGCTTTAATGTCGTCTATTTTATCCTTTTGTGTTCTGTATAGTGTTGGCATGTTGTTAATAAGTTCGGCCACATCATCAAAGTGACTGTCTTTAGCGAGCTGTTCAATCTCAGCTCCGGAAAAGAATTCAAGTCTTTCGGCAAGACTTTCATCTAAACCAGTTTTGTGTTTCTTGTTCATAATCTTGATTATTTCCTTTCTTTCTTCAAGATTAGGATAGTCAACAAAAAAGATACAATCCCACCTACCAGCCCTTAAAAATTCGGGCGGCAAAGATGACAGATTATTAGCTGTAGCTACAATAATAGCTTCACTTTGCCTATCGTTTAACCACGTCAAGAAGTGGCCCATTTGTCCCTGACTAACTCCTGAATCATTGGCATTGCCAAACATTTTTTCAACTTCATCAAGTAAAATAACGGCATTGCCTATACTGTCAACCGTATCTGTGAACCTTTTTGTATTCTTTTCAGTTTCACCCACAAGACTATTTTTCAGTTGCCCTATATTTGCAGAAATCAAAGGAAATTGAAAAATATTGGCAAGTGCTTTAGCAACCAAACTTTTGCCCGCACCTGGAATGCCTACCAATAGCAGTTCTTTAAGCTTAGGCATGTGTTTGTTACCTTGTTCATAGGCTTTAAGTCTTGCCTTTATATAACGCTTTAAAGGCACTAATCCGCCTATGTTTTCTATTTTTTCAGGTTCTTGAATCGTCATAAAACCAGAACTATTTATAATTTGTTGCTTTGCTTTTCCAACTGATTTAACATCAATCCTGCCATTGCTAACCGTATCAAAAGCAATGGCATTTTCGGCCTCTTCAAAGCTCAAGCCCAGAAGATTTTTGGCAATCACATCTATTTCATTATTACTAAGAATCTGATTGATTTGCTTGGCAAAGTTTTCAATAATAGGTTTGAATTCATCGGCTTTAGGCAAGGCAAAATCAAGCTTGTGGCTAATTTTATCAAAAAACGGATTGATTTTGTTCTTATCGATAATAATCAAACAAACTTGATTATTTTTATACATTTCCAGATTGTTTAAAATAGCTTGCTGAATTCCTTCTTTACCTAAAAACCAATTAAAATTTTCAAGGCAAATAATTGATTTATTCAGCTTTTTTGTAAAATTCAAAACATCTTCAACACCTGTATATTCCCCTTTTATCCCTTCCAAAGCATTCCAGGCATATTTTTTAAAAGGCTCGCTAACAAAAACAGATTTAATACATCTTTTAATTTCTTCGGTCTGAATAGAAATTAAAGGGAATCCGGCTTTTACATAATTAGTTAAATCCATGGCAATATCCTTTGTTTAGGTTTTTGATTACTCTATCGGGCATGCTGCTAATAACATGCCCTAACAATAATCAATCAAGGCAAACAAAAGTCTGAATTGATTGTGTCATATAACTTTTTTGAATGCTTAGAATAGACTCTATCTTTTGATACACCCTATTAAGAATATCCAGTCTTGATCCGCCACTAGCATCTACATTGTACTGTATGGTAACTTCACCGTTTTTATAGAAACTAATATTAAGATAATTGTTGTCACTGCAACTAATTTCTCTAATACTGCTGGCCCCAATAACAAGCAATGCGATCTTATCTTTATTGTCTTCATATTTCTTTGACAGTTCTTTATAGGTTCTTTCAGCAATGATGAAATCGTTTGTTGTAATGAATGAGCTGATTTGCTTGCTTTCGGCAAAGAATTGCCTTGCAGTACAGAAATTGCCTTTATTGTCTCTAAAATAAATTCTGTCTTTTTTCACGGCTTTCTCCTTTTCTTTAACGACTTCAAATCTGCTTATATTATATCCCATATTTTCTTTACCTTCATCATCAGTTATACGATAAAAATCTCCATATCGATATGCTTCATAAATTTTACCTATTGTCAACAAACTACAGCCGTTATTATCGACACATTTTACTTTCATAGTTTTAACCTTCTTAATTTTAGTTTCATTTTCAACTACTTCAAATCTGGTTTGATAAGCGAGTAAATTTTCTCTACCATTATCTCCAGTAAATTTGAAGTAGTTAACTCCATCTTCATTATATGGCTCAACATCGTAAACTTTACCACTTGTTAATTGATGCTGATAACATTGGTTATCAATACATTTTACTTTCATAATGCCTCACTTTTCGACCGGTAAATAGGTTGAAAGAATAAGTTTAATTTTAGATGACAATTCTTCCCAACTGTAAGCCTGAGCTTTTACAATTGTTATCTCATAAGACTGAATTGATATACTTTTAACTCCATTTATATCAAGAATTGAGATAAAATAGCTTTAGGCAAATTAGGAAGAGTTTCTATTTTAATACTATCTGACAAATCAGAACTAACAAAAACTTTGTTATCTACCATCTTATATCTTAAATGCAAGCTAATATAATTTTCATTTGGACAATATTCAATCTTTACCCCTGGCGTAAAATCTTTCATAGCTTTCTCCTTTAAACTGTGATTGTTCTTGCAAATTCACGCTCTTCAATAACTTCATCGGGAACAGATCCAAGAATTATATTGAAAGCTTTTTCGGCAAACTTTTGGGCTGTACCAAACAAAACAGCTTCAAGTCTATCCGTATTTTTCTTAATCACGCTTTCATGGCTTGTGAGATAAGTCACGCCGTTGAAAATGTCATAACCTGTTCCTCTTTGAGAGCTGGGAATTTTACTTGCATTATCTCCGATTATTTGAGCAAGCATTTTTTGCTGATTCAACGATCTGGTGTTATCTTTTTCGTCAAAAAGCTTTTGAATGATCTGGGCCTGGCTATCGGGACTAAATTTCATTTTTGCCAGCTTGAGAAAATTCAGGCGCAAATTTTTACTTTCTTCCTGCATTTCAAGGAAAGTTTTTACCCATTTGTCAACCTTTCCCTCTGCCGTAGCAGTTTGCTTTGCTGCTAAAAATTCACCTTCTTTCAAACTTTTCTTCCAGGCATTGAAGGTGTTTTGACATTCAATTCTAAAATCACCCGTCCCAAGCGTTACTTTCATCGTGCCGTCATGCGGCAAGACGGCATTAATGAAGGTTTTATGTGTATTGCCCTCGCCTATGCTAAACTCTCCTGCATCAAGGCTGAAGAAAACTTTTTCCCCGTTTCCGATTGCGCCAATATCAGTTATATTCCCGAGCTGAGTTATTTTATTGAAAAATGTCAGCGCCTGCATGGGCTGGAGTCTGCCCTTGCATTGCCTAAGCACATCTCCGGTAACTTCATTAACCAGCAAATAATAATCCTTGAACTTTTCATTATACTGATCAAGGTTAACGAGTTTAACTGGAAAATCGGCCTTGGATAAATGAAACAACTCTTCATTACTTACATCTTCAAAAACGAAAGATTCTGACCCCAAAGACCACCAAGGATTTTTCGTTTTAGACGCAAACATTTTTCTTTTCATATTAGCAGACATAATTTTCTCCTTTATTAAATTTTTTTAATATCTGTTCTATAATTGCAAAAATCATTTTTCCATTTGTCTAATGCTAAAATTGCTTCCCTAGCATTATCAGATAAATTTTCAACATTACTCCTAGTTATATGGGCGATAAATTGAAATATATGCTTATCACTCCATTTTACATTAAATGTTTTGCAGGCAAGATGCAGACAGGAAAAATCAAGGTTTGCATATTGCAGGTCTGCATATTGCAGGTCTGCATATTGCAGGTCTGCATATTGCAGGTCTGCATCTTGCAGGTTTGCATATCGCAGGTTTGCATATCGCAGGTTTGCATATTGCAGGTTTGCATATCGCAGGTTTGCATATCGCAGGTTTGCACCTTGCAGGTTTGCATCTTGCAGGTCTGCATCTTGCAGGTTTGCATATTGCAGGTTTGCACCTTGCAGGTTTGCATATTGCAGGTTTGCACCTTGCAGGTTTGCAGTAACCAGACAATCTTTAATTGATTTAAATTCACCAGAAAATAAAATTTTAAAAGAAAATTTGTGTTTAATTTCAAATATCATAGCTTTCTCCTTTGTTAAAATTTATTTTGTTTCAATGTTGATTTATCTTAATCTATTTTAACTTATTTTGCAAGATTTATTTTAATAAATATTCATTTATTCCCATGCATTTACCTTCACTAATATACTTAGCCTCTATATTTCTTGCCAGTTCTGTATATTTCTTAATAACCTCAGGATCTTGACTTTCGATTCCTGTTTTAAAATTGTCCTTTCTGCCTCTAATATGTCCGATTTCATGATTAGTGGTTAAATCGTTTGAAGTAATAACAACTGATTTTGTAATCTTATCTTGCTGATACCAATTAACAGTGCATCCTAAATATATAGCTATCATAGGGTGTAGCCATTTATAATGTCCGGTTAATTCAGCACAATCAAAACCAACTTCAAAGAAATTCCCTTCACAAATCAAAGCATTTGCTGTTTTCTCATCTTGTACTGAATTCAAGTCAGTGAATAAAGATTTTTTATCTATAACACTACAACCGGATAACAAACACATAGTAATAACAATAATCGTTTTCATTTCTTCGCCCTTTCCATAAAATAAAGCATTGAGAATATAAAAGCTATGCCATAACTAAGACAACAATTGATATTATTGGCAAAAACAGAATTAATTAAACAAATAAGAGATATAAGCAATATCAGTGCATTCACTTTAATCACCTAGTTTGATTGTGACATAGGCAAGACCGGAAGAAATTAGGTTCCTAATTGTATCTCTTTTGTCTCTTCCTATTCTAACCCCTAGTTTTTTAGCATAATTACGTAGTTCTTGTCTGGTGAATAAATTCAGGTATCGAATATCTTTCTTGGTAATTGAATTGCTGTTTGTTTTATCATCCCTTACCTTTTCAAATCTAGTTTTCCAATAACAGCCGCCTATGTTTAACGTTTCTTTAAGATGATAATATCTACCTTCTTCCTTCTCGACTGTATATATTTTGCCAATTTCTAAAATACCTTTCATATCAATGTTATTAATGCATTTAACTTTCATAATCTCTCCTTAATTAGTAATACTTTTAACCGCTGAATATTCAAGGCTAAAATTGGTTTTGAAATATTTTTTAGCCTCTGTCTCTGTTATATCCATTTCTTGACTGGCTTGTTTCGCATTCCTAAGCCATCCCTTTAGTCTACCGAATTCTATATTCAAGCTTTTCAAAAACTTTTGATCAAATTTAAAATGAATGTTTCCGTTTTTATATGCCCTGACATTCATCAAGATCTTGCCATCATTCATATAAAAATCATTGCTTTGCCCTGGTTTCCAGTCTTTGTTTAAACTATTTTCAGAACTATTACAAGCAAAGCCTAAATTTTTAGCTATGGCGATAATATCATTAATAGCGTCGTGAACACTGTTTTTAAGCCCTTTGGGGTAATCATATTGCCCATAGCTGCTAGTATCAAATGTGTTGTAGAACTCAAGCACACAACGATAATCAAGGCAATAAGAGCCTGCTTTGCCGTCTCTATATATTTCGTTAAATCGCCAATGATCATTTTCCCACGTATTCAGATTTGACTTGTATTTAATGCAATTCGCTTTTTTAGACAAGCCTACATAAACGTCAATTAATTGCTGATCAAAATAATGATTAGCGTTTTTAATCGCCCACAAAGTTACGGCATAAATATTGTTTTCATTAAAATCAACGCCGATATTTTTAGTCAATGTGTCAAGTAAAGCTTTTCTGCTTGCAGATGTAAGCCTATTTGTTACTGGCTCAAAATGGTCAAAAAGTTCACGCCAGTATTTAGTTTTCAAATTTACAATCCTTGATTTTAGCAAATGAACAATTGAGGCAAAATCAATTTTCAACTCAGAAAAAATTGTAAAATCAAGGCCCGATATGTTAGCAAAATTAGTCTGCAAAACATTGAGTTCATTTTGATACAAACTGACTAAAGTGTTTGCAAGTCCACGGCCTGGTACTAATTCATTTATTTTTTCTCTAAATTTCTGTTCTTGTTCTTTTAAATTTGTTTTTTGACTGTTAATAGGAAACGTTTTTTCTACCCATAAACTGAAAGGATCTATGTCCGGGCTAGCAGAATTACTATACCTTGAAATCGTATTTAAACTAATTTTAATAACATCTGCTTTTGCTCTTGCTTTTCTATCAGCTTCAAGAAAATCAAAATTACCTAATACTTTAAAACTTGCTTTTCTGTCTTCAATGCATGTTTTTATTTCTGGTTGGTTTTTCCATCTTTCAGGCAATACCAAGTAAATACAATTGCAATTTGCTTCATTAATAATCTTTACCGCCCATTCCCGGTACTGACTGTATGGCGGATTGCAGAAAACTACATCGACTTTTTTATCAATTAGCGAGTTTTCAAAAAATTCAGTACCTACTATGAAAATATTAGCAGGCATTGCGCTAATAAGTATTTCTGATTTTTCAATGGCGTATTTGTCGCCATCTGTCAATTTATCTAAAGTCTGCCCGTTTCCTGCTCCACAATCTAGAACAGATTTAAAAATTCCTTCCTTATAAGGTTCTTTTAAATCTGTTCTGATCAAATCAATAATCTCATTGGTCGTGGGATAGAATTCAAAGTCTTGATTGCTTGCTTTTATTTCTTTGATAAGGCCGTTAATGCTCATTTATCACCTCCAAAAAATTCACGTTATTTCAGTTATAGATTTATTTTCAAAGTATATCTTTTGTTTTAGTCAGGCAATACGCTTGATGGAACTTTAGAAGAATAGAACTCAGCGATATAAACCAGGCCATTTTTATTGTCTACTGCTATTACTCCTTGATCTTTATGTTTTGAGCAATAATCATTTGCTTCTTGATCATTTAAAGCGACTTTGGTTACTCTAAAAATTTTCCCCATACTTTTACAATACAATTTTATATTCATGACTTCACCCATTGCCGTTATTTAAATGAGCACTGGAGATTGCCCTTGCAATTACTTTGATCTACAAATTTTTTCCTTTCCCCAACATCATATTTGCCGCTTTGAATGCATTTGATGATATGCGCTTTGCAAGCATTTCTTTCGTTCTATTTTTGGTCCAGTTTATTTCAATCAAATACTGTTCCAATTTATCCAAATCCTCAAGATATCTTAGATTGTGCCAAACATCCGTTCTCACTGTTACACGAATATTTAAATTTTTAACATCATGGACAAGTCCTCTTATAGCACTAAAAAAAGAACCAATCCTAATTTGATACTCTTCAGTATCTAAATATTTCGCATCAATGTCGTCTATTAAAACCCAAACCGCTGATTTACTGTGACTTTCCTGGTACGTCTTAAGTAACTGTTCCCAGTTATCAGGTATGCTTTTTTTCAGTTCTAAATTTAAATACGGAATTTTTCCTTTAATTCTAGACACAAGAGCACCAACAAGGTTTTTGCTCTTAATTCCTTCAAGCTCTGCTGCCTCAACCATTGATATTTCGTTATCTGCCAAAGCAAATCCAATGAGCTTACCAATCTCAATATTGATTTTCTTACAGACAATTTGCTTCCAATAATTTTCTAAATATGCTTGATCTTTACCTTGAAAATCACCCAACCCAAGCAGTGCATTTCCTGTGGATCTGACAATAATTGGGTTCTCATAATCGCTTGAATTACGAAGTTTATATTCTAAGCGAGACAAGAGAGCAGATTTCCCCATACCCTTACGAGCACTAACTACGCACAATGATGTGCTTTCATTGTAAAATTCATCGAACTCTTCAATGTCGATGAAATACGAATCTAACACCTCTTGAGGTTCATCTTCCCCTGCGTCATTAATAAAAATTACTTCCTCGCCTTTAAGTTCTGAATAATCAGTTTTCATAATTTTCTCCTTTTAAATTTTAATTGATTTCTCTTATCGCAGATATCCTGAGCTTCCTTTTTGTCCAGTAATAAGGGAAATATGAATTACCATAAACACAATTATTTTTTGTGTTTATGATATTATATCCGTTTTCTTTTATTTCCCAATCCAGCTGGTCTTCTTCTGACAAATAAGGTACAGCACCATAAATGCTTGCTTTAATAGAAGGATCACTTTTTGCCAATAACTTCTGTTTACTACAATATATCTTTCATTCTTCATAACTTTCTCCTTTAATTTTTGTTTATCTTATTTAAAATTATACACCAAAAACAAATAAAATCAAGATAAAAACAAGGTTATAACAAAATAATTAAAACCGGTTATAAATAAGCCATGAATTCACGTCCTTTCAGTTATAGCCAGTTTTCCACAAATTGTTATAAAAACTGATAAAATAAAATTCACGTCTTTTCGGTTATAGCTAAATTTTCCCACACATTTTGACAAAATTATTGCATTCGTTCAAATTCAGGAACGGACATTTTTCTAACATAAGCCAATTTCGTTTCGGGCAATAAAATCTGTTCTTACAAGGTTCATTGCAACCATTGCTTGTAATAATTTTTCTCCTAGTTTTGCCTATAGTAAAAAATCTGTCATTACAAGCAATGGCAATAATTTTCATAATCATACCTTTCTCTGCAATTGATTTATATATGCATCTACTTCAAAATTGTTTGGATAATCATAATTGTGATAAACATCAGAGCATTGCTTTATCCTCATATCAAGATCGTATTCAGTGCATTGAATAAAATAAACAAAAACATTAGGTCTTACTTCCATATAAATGACATAACTATGTTTCCATGAACAACCAGCACAAGACATAAACTGATATCTGATCTTATCGGCTTTAGTATCAAGGTAGTAGTTGTTTTCAGTTATGGCAAACCTAATGCCATTAACGGTTTTGAATGTAAAGGCTTTAGTACTTACCTTGTGAATCCAAGGCCCGGTTTTGATATTAGAACCCGTTATATCAATGTAAGTGGTCATGATATTGCCTTTATTTTATTTTTAACAGTTGAATTCATAGATATTTTCAGCTTGGATAACGTCAAAAATTTCTTCAATATGGCTAGAGTATGAAGAAGTGAAACAAATTAAGTTGTTAGAAGAAGTGCAAAAAATAATGTAATACTTCATATCCGCCCCTTTTAGAGTTTATTTCAAAGTTTTATAACAAGAAAATATCCTGTATAGGCCCGTCATACAATTCCCGTTATATGGTATTTCACTTCACGCAACACGAAACAATTATTATTGCGTTTTATGCAATACAAAAAATTCATACAAATTCAGTTATAGCAAAATTTTAACAAAAATAAAATCAGAGCAAAGTAAGACAACCAGAACCAGCCCGCAAGACTTAGCTTCATAGCATTCTCCTTTTCAATTGTGTATACACAACTATTACAAACAGAACTCGACATAGCTTGCAAGGGCATAAACCATGGCAAAGACAAGAGCAAGCTGCCATGGCCTCATTTGCTCGCCTCTTTAGCCATATATGCTTTGCCCTTCTTGAGCCTGTATTTGCTGGCCTGTCGCTTTGTAGGTTCAACACCAGCCTTTTCACAGCTCGCTTTAAAAGTCTTGATCTTAACTGCAAATTCTTTGTGTGTCATTGCCATAATTTCATTGATCTTCATAATCTCTCCTTTAAGGTTTGGTTTTAATCAGAGTCAAGAAGATTGAAAATTCATTAACTCTTATAATTAAAACATGCAAATGATGCAAACACGCGCTAATAATATCAATACCTTACAAACCTTGAACATGAAACCGTTTCAATTTGTTATTTAACAACTTTGAAAGTAATTTTGTTGAAAAACGCACTCTTTGACAATCCATGTTTTACAGGCTTGCGGCGATATAATTCCCAGCATTCAATAACAATCCCTGATTCGGTATAATCGCCGTTATTGTCATAGTTCGTAATTACCGCTGATTCACGAACACCATAATTTTTCATGGTATCACCAGCAAATTTCATATTATTTCGGGTGAAAAACATGAACCGGGGTTATTTGTTTCATGCCTATATTTTAATTCTGAACTAGTCATAACCTCACCTCACTAGTTATTAGTTGATTGCAGGCCTTTAAACCCACCATACAGCTTGATTTAAAATATCCTGGTATGTACAGGCATTGAAGTTTGAAAACGTCTTAAATCATACCTAATACAATTCTCCGTTTTCTGTAAATTCATATTCGTTTGCCTGAATTGTTTCAATTATCGCTTCTCCACTGGTTAAATATTCATAATTTTTTTGCAACATAATACGATAGTCCTCACACAATGAGCGTAAAAATTCTTCTTCAATCTCTTGCAATTTGTCCTCACTTTCCCTGCTTTCATAATTTTCATGCTCTTCATCCATGTAATCGTTAAAAACCGGTTGCCAGGTTGTCAGAAAGTCTTCCGCAGTTCGGTATGTATCACACTTTTCACCATGGTCGCGTAAAATATTTGCTGCAACTTCGGCGGCGGAATAAATAAATTTACCTTTAACGTAAGATCCTCTACCGATATCAAAAGCACTGATTTTCAATCCAATGTTTTCAGCATCTTCAAAAGTATAATCCCACCATTCATGACTAATGTTTATATCGCTTAAATTTCCAATGGCCTTTTCTTTGCTCTTATCATTCAATTCATCAAACGTGTAAATTCTCACTGTAATTGTTCTCATAACCTCACCTCATGATTTAGATATGTCTTAAAGGCACCTATTAGGCCCGTAGAACTGTTTTTAGATTAAAACCATAGTCAGGTATGCCAGGTTTTAAAAATGGCTTAAATCAATCCATAACGTCATAGACAAAGCCGTGGACAAAAACGCCATTGCCAATGTGTATTTTAACCCTGTCTCCTTCCTTAGGTTTTTTCCGGCCAAAGTAAATGCCGATCTCGCCACTTTTAAGAATCACTTCATACTTTTTCATGGTCTTATCCTCTCATTTGCTCTTAATAGCTCTTATTTCCTCACTTATCTTTTAATATCAATGAGTTATAATAGCTGTTTTTAATAAGTTATATATGGAGTTTTTTCTTTTCTTAAAAAATAAGTTGTTGATTTTATTGAAATTGTGTCAATCATGGTTTAAGACTGTTTGAACTAGTTTAAAGCAATTTATCTTCTATCGCCTTTAAGAGAAATAACGGCATTGTCAATATTCCATTCTTCTGCAATCAAATATTGTTTTGCCGTTTTAAAATCAGATCCCGTTACAAGCATAACAATAAATATCCTTCTTTCTTCAGGCATGTCTTTAGATTCTTTCTTTGTCAGATCTTTCATAATCTTGTCCTCAAAAAGTAAAGATTGTCAAAACTGTCTGAACCGCCATCACAACTAAAAACATAATCCAAGCCGTTATTAGCATTGTTTTCATTGTCTTACCTTATTTTGTCTTACCTATTACAGTAAAACCAAGGTTCCGCATAGACTTTGCCACATTTTCAACCTGCTTTTTTGTCATTCTATCAGTACAATAACAAAACGGGTATTTAGTGCGGATATAATATTTGTCTTTAACTGCCAATGTTTCATCAGTTAAAATTTCGTATGTCATAGCGTCAACGTCTCTATCTGTTTTCATAATCTCACTTGCTCCCTAATTTCAATTTTAAGGTACCGTAAAGGCATGGTATAGACGTTTTTAAACTCAAGCCATACCTGACTATGCCAGCTAGTCTAAAACGCATATACTCTAACGTATTTAATATCAGGCAATGAACCTGTCTCAAGCAAGCCTTCAAGCTCTTTGACTGCCTGGAGTCTGACTTTAACAGGCATGAGAAAATAAAGACTTGAGGCCATCTTAATCTTGAGTGCATCTCTTTTATTGGTATTCATAATTAGCCTCACTTAGCAAAATGCATATAAAGCCAATTATTGAGCATTTTTGGTACGTCTTTATCACTTAATGACACAATCCAACCTTCATTAACACTGCCGCAATACCATTCAATATTAGGCCATGTATCTGTCACTTCCTTGTATTCATCAAGCCAATTAGTACACGGTTTTCGATAAATAAAGCTAGTTGTGCCAAGCTTGCGTATACCTATAATAAAATCCCCGCCTTTAACGTTTTGCAGTGCTTCTATATCTATTTCGATGTCATTGTATGGTACATGTACGGTCATTGCTCTAAGCACTCTGTATACCTTTGTAGATGCTTTCATAACTATACCTCACTTTGTAATTGTTCTTAATGGCTGATGTTAATTACAAGATAATAAGTTAATTTATATAAGTCAAATATTTCTTTATCAATCATTACACATACTTGCGCATAAGTGTTTGATATTAAAAGAAATAATAATTTAAAATAAAGACGAATAAATACATATCATTAATAGCGTTTATAATGTCAGACTATTTACCCCAAAAACGCACAATTAACAGCATATGGGCATAGAAGTAGCATAACAAAGCAAGACTTATACCATAACTAAAGCACATCAATACTGCTATTGTTAGGAAATAAACATAATCAAAACACGCACTTAATACATCAAAATCGCAAGGTTAAGCGAAATATATTTTCTAATACTAGCACATGCAAGCCTGTAATCGCCTCACTACGGTTAAGCAAACGATTATTTAAGGCCATAACACGCCTAACAACATTAGTAATACTATAATAGATGAATAAAAAGAAAATAAATATTTATCAGGCACAGACATTGCTTATGGCAGGCTTGCTTTAGATTGTAATGCTGGTAATAGATGATTAGGCAGGGTTTAACTAATTAGGACGGCCTAAATATATAAAGACGGGTTTTAAAAACTTGGTGTTATATAACAAAGTCAAGCTAACCTAACTTTATTAAGACTTGTGTATTGTGTTGGGCTAGGTTGAACTGATTAGGGTAGGTAAAGATAGTTAGGGAGAACTAAATGTTGTTAGGATTGTTAGGAAAGTGATTAAGGCAGGATAGGTCATAGGGTATGGGGTCATTTTTCCCGAAGCACCCCACCCCATAGGTCGAGGTTGGGCACTTTACGCTTGATTTTATATTTTAAGAAAATTGAAAAGTATTACATAAATTTATAATCACTGGAAATATTCAATTTCTAATTTATATTTAGGATAAATATTCATATCCCAGCCTAAATATAGTTTTTCGGGCTTCATGTTTTTAATAAAATCTCCTACTTTTTCTGAAGCAGATGCCCCAATATTTTCATCAACAAAAGTCCCAATAGATTTTGTATAAATACAATCTCTATTCTCAAGGTTATCGAAATCAATTCGAATAAGTCTGATCAATGTTCTCATATATTTAATCCATTAAGTCCAATTAATCTTATTATTTCCACAACCCACAACGTGGATAGATTTTAACCCATCCTACATATTCACCATAAATAGCATTTATGTTTAAAAGTCTGAATTTTATTAATCGGCCCAAAACTTACAAAATTATCTAAAGCCTTGTATTGTTTTTCAGATATAGCTTTACTTTCTTCGATTATCATTTAGTATAATTGCAAATTGTGTGATAGTTAATTCTCCATCTTTTAAAACTCCACCATAGGATAAATTTATTGATGAAATTGAGATTACAGAAAAATATATAAAATTTTTAGAAGAACTAGATTTTAATCAGCTTTCACCAATAACTTTATTTTGATCGAATCCGTCTGTTAAAATATATTTTTCATAAAATCATCAATCCAATTATAAATAATATTGCCAAAGCCACAACATACCAAGTCGGCATTTTAGGTACGGGATGAATTGTTCTTTTATACATGCTATATTTAGGCATTTTATACCTCCTCGCATGATAGTATAAACGCTTGTATGTGTGCCAATTCTTAGGTAACATTTTAATTTAATATCAATCCTTTAAATTTTCAACGTCTAATTCTTCGTCTTCGTCTTCGTCTTCACCAATTTCTTTTTGTTCTAAATATTTTTGCAGTGGCGAAGGCCTGCAAGCTCCACAATCCTCGCAAGCCATGGTATCGTAAATACAACTTGGGATATCATTGTCTGTCCACATCTTGTCCTCTTAAAAATACCATACCACAATTATAAGCTTTTGTCAATGGGTATGGGTTCGTTTTTACGAAAATATTTGTATTTGCTTATGTCAAAGTCAAAATATTATATATAATTTTTATCAGTTTTGTAAATTATAGCAGGCCGAGCTTTTTATTGGTTAAAACAAATTCACCAAACAATTCTTCTGCTGCTTTATCATAAAGTTTCGCTGCCTCTTCAGCAGTCTTCCTCCTACCAAGAGATTTTGTTTTCCCGTTTGACATTATTCTAGCTCTATATAATTTTTTCTTTGGTTCGTAAACAACTCCTTTGAATTTTACTATCCCATCTTTCTTTGGTCCTCTATTCATAGCTTGTTCCGAGCAAGTTGCCCATCTACAATTTTCTTTATAGTAACCTTTTGTATTCTCTATTCTATCTAATGAAGATTTATCATCTGGGCATAAACCGACATCATTGACAAATTTCATAAAACTATTTTTCCATTCATCACAAATGGTTATTCCTTTCCCACCATAATCTGGATAATTTATCCCATCTTTATAAAGGCATCTATTTATTATATTCCTCCATGTGTAATATTCTTTAGTTTTACACATGCCATGTTTAATTGTCATAAAACTCCTGTACCAGAACAAAATGTTTGGACATCAAAATCTTTTCTTGTTACAGAAAATAATAATTTTTCATTTTAAATTATCCATTACTGCATTTAATAAATATTCTAGTTTTTCATCAATGCTCATTTCTTTAATAACAAATCCCGTTCCTCTACATTTATAACAAACACCATCTTTTATTGACATATCAGAAAAAGTATCTGTAAATTTATTAAGGTGAATTTTACCCACACTATAACAAATATTGCAAATTTCTTCTTTTATTGGGAATTTACGATTCATTTTAATTAAGCCATATCTTAATTTTATAATTATTTAATTCACTTCTTTATTAATTTCTTCTAAAGCTTTCATTCTTTGTGCCAAAACCCAGACCCCACCTTGACTTTCTGGTCTGGTAAAAAATTCATAATTTTCAATTTCAACTTTATACCAGGCTCTGTCTTTTTCTGATAAATGTGGGGCAAATGGTTTTACACAACAATGCCAACCCGGTCTAAAAGCATAGCCATTGGTTTGATGTTCTTCTGCTTCTAGCCATTGATTTAAAACTATGACCTGTCTTTTATTAATAAATAATGGCGCAAGTGTCTGATCTTTTCTTTTTCTAAACAATTTATATGCAATCATTTTTCTTAATAAATTCATTTTTTAATCTTAAAAATTCGCTTTTAACAAATTCATTATCTAATTTTTCTGGATTTCTTCTTGTGTCATAAATTTTATCACAAATATCGCCATATATTTCTTGATAGCCACAAATAAAAATTCTCCTTTTATTTGACCTGTTTTTATTTTCAATTTTTATATAATGCCAATCCGATAATATTTTAATATTTCTAGTAATTGTTCTTTCATTATGCCTAAGTATTGAAAATAAAAAAGAATTGCTTGCCCAACATCCTCCTGTTTTATTTTTGTATAAATTAAAAACACCAAACAAAGTTTTTGAACTCTCTGGAATGTTCGGGTTCATAACTAATTCAATTGGAATTGTTAGCAAACCCGGCCTTATACTTGGATTAATTTCTGTTTCCATTTCCACCTCTTTTTAATTTTTAACTATAGACATAGAAGGTAACATCTTTAGTCAATTTTGTCAAGTACTGACTAAAATTTGGTATAGAAACTATAGTCATTTTTGGCAAATTTAATGACTGTTCATAGTCAAAAATGGCGATGAATCATAGACAAAAATAGGTTTCTTGGTCATAGACAAAATTGACTAATATATTCTACAAGATATTAAGGAATAAATCTTTACAAGATTATTCTACGAATATATTTTTATTTTCATAAAAATATTAATAAAAAATTATGAAAATGTGTTTGCTTGCGCAAACACTCAAGCCACGTTGTGGCTTATTATTATTTTTTTTAAAAACTTTGCTTTTACAATCTGTTTACTAAAACTCAAATTAATAACATAAAATTTAATGCTAACATTTTGAATGTTATGATTGAAAAATAATGTTATTAAAGTTTGATAAAAATATTCCGATAAGTTGTTATAGCAAATTGGATCTAGTACTTGACAACGTTATTTGCAATGATTATATTTATGGGAGTTATATATGAACCAACAAATGCCAGTTGAATTAATACCTGAGGGATTTTATTGTTACCAAATTATAAAATGCCAGTTTGAAAATAAAACAGCAGTTGTTAAAATTTGTCCATACATTGTTTTGGACAAAGAGAATAATATTAAAAAATGTAGATTTCTTGACAATATAGAAATCCTTGACATAAAAGAATGCCAGATTAATTTAGGAGTTGTTTGAAATGAAAATAGATCTTAAGAAAGCCATTGAATCTAATTTAATTTCAAACATTCAAATTAGATTCAATGGATTAAAAATAAATAATTGTATTTACGCAGATGACAAAAACGGGATTGCGATTGTTTTAGATTTAGAAGAATTTAAAAAATTAAGAAAATATGATATACCAGAAATACCACATAAAATTTTAAAAGGCGATGTTTGGATTTTATTTGGAGATAGAAAATAAAAAAGAGGGATAAAAGTGTTTCAAGAAGATGATTTTAAAACAAAGCACAAAAGTAAAAAATTTAATAAAAAAATAAAGCCAAAAATAAAGATGAGAGATAGATTTGGGAAGGCTTTAAAAAATAAAAATTTAGAAAGAGAATCGATTGAAAGATTCAATGAAGAGTATCTTGAATTAGAAGAATAAAAATATTAAAGTTTTTGCTAACTTATGCCGATAAGTAAATAAACTTAGAATGAATTGGAATTGATATGGATGATGAAATTATTGAATTGTTAGAAGAGATGACTGATGAGTGGAGAGATGAATTAGATCAATTAGATTCCCTAACCCAGTCTTGTCCAGAGCTTGAACTTGAGTGCATGATAAAAAAAGAAACACTTGAAGAAGTTATTAGAAAAGTAGATTCTATCATAAACGAATTTGTAGTTATTGAATAAAATTTTATGGTGGAGTAAGGAAAACGGTTGATCCTCCTGACTGTGAATCAGGTTCTAGTGAGTTCGATTCTCACACTTCACCCCAATAATTATGGATAAAAAAATATTAAAACAAGATAATTTAAATCAACAAATGGAGAGAATTAAAACCGAAGATTACTCTGTCGACGATTATAATGAATTAGTCAATGAAGTTCATTCGTTAGAAACAATTGAGGAAGGTGAAGACCTTCCTTTTCGTGTTTCAAGATTTTGTCAAGAATATGTAATTTGGTATAACGAAGAAAAAGCCGCTCAAAAAGCGGGTTATTCATTATGGAATGCTGGAGCTGCTGGTTCAAGACTCCTTTCAAATCCAAAAGTAAGAAGAGAAATTGAAAGACTTCAAAAACAGATTAGTGTAAAACTGCAAATAACTCAAGAACGTGTTTTAACAGAATATGCCAAACTTGCTTACTCCAATGTAAAGGATTTATATAACGAAGACAATAGTTTAAAAAATTTATCTGAAATGGATAGAGATACCGCTGCTGTTATATCCGGACTAAGTATTGGTGTTAAAACTGTTAAAGATAAAGACGGCAATGAGAAATTAGAATCGTATATCAAAGAACTAAAAACAGTTGATAAAAAAAGTGCGCTCGATGCCTTGGCAAAACACTTGGGGATGTTTGAACAAGACAATGATAGAAAAATCCCTGTTGATTTAAAAACTTTGATTTCGATGTTTCCTAAAGAAGTTCAAGATTCGATTAAAGTAGGTTTGGCTCGTCGTATTGGGAATAAATGATGGGCATAGATGAAAAAGCTTTAGATTTGCTTGCTAATCTTTTTAATGAAGATGAAATAAAATCGGTCTTGCTGGATGATATAGATTATACGAAATATCAAAAAGATCCAGTTGTTTTTTTTAGAGAAATTTTAAAAATAAAAATAATTCCTGATGATTTAATTAAAATTGCTGAATCTGTTAGAGACAATAAAGTCACAGTTGTTAAATCAGCGACCGGAACTGGAAAAACCTTTTGTGCCGCAGCTCTTGCTATTTGGCATTATCGCTGTTTCCCAAAATCACAAACAATTGCCGTTGCTGCTCCTCCTGAAAATAATTTAAAGGAAAAACTTTGGAGTGAGATAGTAGAGATTGTTGTTAAAAATAGAAAATTATTTAAAAGTGATAGAATTTTAAATTTAAAAATAACAGATGACATTAATTTAAATAGCAAAGAAGATGATTACGGAGAAAGTAGTGGAAAACATTTTATAACTGGAAAAACAATTCCATCCACTGGTTCTGCTGAGGAAAGAGAAGCTAAATTTAGTGGGCAGCATGCAGATTATCTTTTTTATGAAAATGATGAAAGTGATGCTATCCCAGATGAGGTTTTTAAAGGCGAGGATGGGTGTCTTTCAGGTGATGGCAGTAGGCAATTAAATATGTATAACCCAAAACGTCAATCTGGGTATGTCTATGAATTGACTAAAGGCAAAGCAAATGTAATCACAATGTCTGCATTTAATCACCCAAATGTAGTGAGTGGCAAAAATTTAATTCCAGGAGCAGTAAGTAGAGATAAAGTTGTTGAAAGGATTAATAGCTGGTCAAGAGAGTTAAGGGATGATGAAGAGGTTGATAAATCTTGTTTTGAAGTTCCTGAATTTTTAATTGGGGTTACTGGTGAAAAACCTTCAGGAAATAATGAATTCTATCCACCTTTAAAGGGTGGATGGAGGGTTGTAACAAATCCTGCTTTTTCCTATAAGGTTTTAGGGGAGTACCCATCTTGTACAGAAAGTTCTCTAATAAGTATGGTGGATATAGATAATGCTGTAAGTAGATGGAAACTTTATCGGGCAACATACGGGAAGGATGTAATAAAAGGGATTAAGCCATTACTAGGAATGGACGTTGCTGATGAGGGTGGAGATAATTGTTGTGTTGCTAAAAGATATGGTAATTATATAGATGGATTTGAAAGTTGGAAGGGTGTTGATTTAGATAAATCATCAGATAGACTTAGTAAAATTTATGTAAGTTTGGATGCAGATCAGGCTAATGTAGAAGCTGACGGGATTGGGGCTGCAATACCTCCGAGAGTTGGTAGAATGTGGTATTGGAGGTGTGAAAATAATGAATGCTCTCATTATAAAACAACTTATCTTGATGAAAGTATTTATAAGTGCCCTGTTTGTCATAAAGAAATGGCAAGATGCCATATTAATGCCAGAAAAGTTTATGTAAGTTCACCAAGTCAAAAAAAATGTGAATTGGGTAAGTTTCATTTAATAAGAGATGAGTTGGCCTGGACCATAGCTGACTGGCTTAAGAAAGATCCTTCAGCTATGATTCCGGATGATAATGATTTAAGGGAAGAGATGCTCGCGTTTGAATATTACGAAGACCAAAGTAGTGGTAAAATTAAAGTAAGTGATAAGAAAACAATTAAAAAGAAGATTGGGAGAAGCCCAGACAAGTTTGCTTCTTTAATGCAATGTTTCTTTGAGCCTGCGATTCCTCATATAAGAGTAATATGATAAAAAATATTTTTAAACTACTTTACAATATTTTTTATATATTTGCAACAAAAAATTTGGCTCAAAATTATTATTTTTTTTCTGCAAAATTAGAAGAAATATTTCCAAAAGGTCTTTTATTAATTCATGATGGGATAGAATTTTATATTAAAGACTATTCCTCATCACCAGATTTTATTTTAAGAGAATTAGAACCAGAAGAAAATAAATTGTATATTATTACAGAATATTTTGATACAGAAAAAAAAGAGTTTATTGAAAAATATTTTCATGAAGACTTTTTTAAAAATAGGTATAAAGTTTATCTTGAAGCTTCTCAAGGAAATAAATAATGATAGACCCTTTTAAATATGAAATTGAAATGAGAGCTGCTAGAGTTGGAAGAAAAAGAACGTCATTGCCATGGCTTTACCCATGGCAATATGGCAGAGAGTTGTACCCAGAAGATGATTTTAATGCGATGGTGAATTCTTATAAGTCTTGGGTATATATTGCAAGTTCTAAAAATGCTGATAGTGTAGCAAATATTCCTCTTAGACTTTATGTGGCAAAAAATAAGAAAGGCCAAAAAATAAAAAATTTTCCTACGAGAAATATTTCAAAATCTCAAGACGCTTTTATTAGGGAAAATCCATTTCTATCAAATATAACTTCTGTTAGAAAAGCTAGCGAATTTGAAGAAGTTCTTGATCATCCATTTCTTGATTTGAAAAAAAATGTAAACAATTTCATGAATAATTTTGACCTGATGCAAATGACGCAGTTGTATCAGGAACTTACTGGAAATACATTCTGGCATATTCTTGAAGACAGAATGGGTATCCCAAAAGAAATTTGGATTATTCCGCCACAAAATTGTAAAGTTGTTCCAGATAGTAAAAGTTTTATTTCTGGTTATCAATATCAAAAAGGAACACAGTCTATAGATTTAAAAGAAAAAGCTGTGATTCATTTTAAAATGCCAAATCCAAAATCTGTTTATTATGGGTTCCCTCCTTTTTCTTCTATTACTGAAGAATATTCATTAAACCATTCTATAAATGAATATGAAGAAGCAATGTTCAAAAATCAAGGAACATTGTCAGGGACATTTGAAACAGATAGTGAACTAGGAGATCATGAATTTGAAAGATTAAAGGCTGAAATTAAACAAGCGTTTACTGGCCCTAAAAATGCGGGGAAAATGCCATTACTTGATAGTGGTTTAAAATTTAAACCAGTTGGAACTTCGCCTAAAGAAATGTCTTATCTTGGTGGCAGAGAAAAGATAAGAGAGTTGATTTTAAACGCTTTTGGACAAGCACTAGGTATGTATAGTAAAGAAGCGAACAGAGCGAATGTAGACGCTGCTATATATCAATATATGAGTTTTACAATCCAACCGAGATTGAGAAGAATTGAAGAAAAGTTAAATGAAAAATTGATTTGGCGATATGATGAAAAATTGTTTCTAGCATATGATAATTGCGTTCCTGACTCAAGAGAAGAATTGTTAAATGAAAGAATTAAACATGTTCAAACAGGAATTGAATCAATTAATGAAGTTAGAACAGGATTGGGTAAGGAAAAATTTGATAAAAGATTTGATGAACCATTAATTGCGGTCAACATGACAACTATGGATGGCGTTTTATCTAATATAGCTCAAGGTACTGGCGCTGGAAATATAATTGATAATCCTAAAAAATTAGCTGTTCTGCAAAATTAACAATAGTTGGAGGATAAGATGGTTAAAAGATTGGTTTTTTTGTTTTTGTTTTTATTTGTCCCAATTAATGTTTATTGTGCAGAACTTGTAACATTTTCTGTATCAAAAAGTACAATGTCTGGGTTAAGAACACTAACAATAGAGTATGAAACTGCTGCTGATGGGTCTTTATCTACTGCGACACGGATTTCTGTAAGTAGATATTATGGATTTATTTTAAAGATAAGGCATATACCCGGCTCTACTCCTGTAACGACTGGTGTTGCTGATATAACATTAAAAGATGATGCTGGAGTAGATGTATTTGGGACTGCTTTATCTAATATAGATACGAGTGATACTATTGAAAAATATTCAATGATTGACAGTAATAACGCTAATTATCCAATTGGAAGCCCAACTACATTACAACTTGATATTGCGTCAAATAGTGGTGTTAGTGCTACTGGGACAATTATTATTACTTTGCTTTAATATATGAACTTTTGGGTTGATAATATTATGAATCTTGACGGCGAATGGGCAGTGACCTGTCACGGCTGGGCAAGCATTTTCAACCCGCTTGGCGACCACAAGATCATCAAGGACGGCGAGGGATTCAACCGGGCCGTGGGGATTGAGGGGGCGCATTTCTACGTGAGCACGAACGGGGAAAAATACTGCCTTGACTATAACCACCCGAAAAACCATGAATTTTTCTGTGACATTATCGATGTTGTTGAAGAGCAGGATGACGGCACATTCAGGGGTATTTTGTACAAAGGCGGGATTGAAAGATTTGA